CATATTCCATTCCAAATAAGGCGTTAAGACCCGGCTCAAGCTCTTTCGCTAATTGCGCTCTAGAAATTGCTGCCATTTCCTATACTCCTTATGCTAACCCTGTGGTTCCTGCTGAAAACAAGGAATTATTAATAGTAACGAGAACGTTAGTATTAGTGCTTCCTACATCAGAGTTTTCAGGGTCTTGTGAAATTTCAATAGCCTTGAGGGGATGCGTGGCGGTGGTTGCACCAGTTGACACTCCTATCTCTAAATGACTTCTACCGGAGTAGGCGTCTCCTACCGGAGAACTGTCCACAATATCAAAATTTCCAAACAAGTCCGCTCTAGGGAACGCGGCATCGCCTTGAATTTCACATATTATATTAGGATCAGTTATCACAAAAGCAGCAATATCACTAGCAGCAGTGCTAGCAGGATATTTGTTGCTCCATGTAGGTTTAGATGTACTAGGATCAGTATAAAAACACCCGTTAAAAACACCGAGCACGTAGCCTGAGCCACCCGCTGCGATTCTTTCAACATTGCCCGCTGTTACCGCAGCTACTATATCACCTTGATAGATAGCAGTGTTGTAACTAGAAGCAATCGTGAATTTATTTTGTCCACCGGCGTAATAATCACCCGACAGTTTACGTACGGGTCTTAACCCGAATGCTCTGTCTTTATTTGCCATATTACATTCCTATTAATGGTGTTAGCCCTTTTTGGAGCCTCCACCAAAGGTTACTTTACTCTGCCGTTCCGGTTTAAGGATCGGCATACTTGGATGCGATTCCCTCATGAGATCATTGTCGACCGCTCTCATTTGGTCTTTGGCGCGTTCTGTGAAATAAGCATTTCTTTCATCGCGGGTCTCAATGGGAACCTTGGCAAGTAACAAACCTCCTACGGCTATCACGCCTGCATGTTTTCCATCCTCCATACTGGGCAATTCAAAATCACCAATCTCATCTGCTTTGACTAATTCATAGCCTTCGCGTGTTCGAGACATGATGTTCTTGCGATCTTCTTGACCAGCATATTCCGCCCTGATCCATCGATAATGATAGCCTTCAGGCGGTTCGGGGGTTTCTAACATTTGGGGTGGAGCCCAAGGTTTACGCGCGGTCTCTTCCTCCCGCGTTTCATCTTCTCTTGATTCAGATTCTTTGCGTGTTTCTTCTGACATGTGTCACCTCTGCACGAATTTCGCGTATTCTTCTAACGGTACGTTTAGTCTTCTTGCCATATCGACTTCCGACTTGGTTAGACGAACACGTCTATTTTTATGCCCACCTCCGGACGCTCTTGAAACCGGGGCGACAGTCTGGGCTATCGAACTGTCTGTGGTCTCCGTATTTCCTTCACTTGCTTGTGAAAACTTGTGAGGGAATTCTGTCCGAATTCTTTTATCTATCTCATCATAATACTCGTTTGTGCTCGGGTCAAACCCTTCTTGCTCAACTAAATTACGATGAATGGAAAAAGCGGTTAAAGTCATAGGCTCGTTTTCGCCGAACCAATCATTTTTTTCTGCCCAATCTTCGGCTCTGGGATCAGGTTGTGGCGTTTGCCTACCTATATTTGGAGATTGTGGCATTCTGTTAGATTGTGCGTATTGCTGTTGCTGTTGCTGTTGTTCCTGTGCTTGTTTGCTCATGCGCAATCTTTCTTCTTCCACTGCGATCTTTGCCATTACTTTTTGAGTTTCAGCTAGACGCTCTGGATCACCCGCCGAAAAGGCTTCTTCATAAGCTTTCTTAGTTTGCGCGGATTGCGATTGCAAACGAGTTTCATATTCAGCTAAAAAGCCCTGATCTACGGTTTGACTGCGGTGACGTAACTGTTGATTCTGAGTATAAACATTTTGAGCAAAATCAGTAGCCGCCTGTTCTTTACGTTCAGATTCACGTAACCGTTTGGTTAGCTTATCAATACGTTTTTGAACTTTGGTACTGTACTGCTCTAAATCTTTTTCGCTAGAAGCTTCAGACTCTTCAAGAGCCGGTTGGCTTTCATCGACAGATTCAACTTTGAGTTGCGGTTCAGAATCAGGTTGCTCTATAGGTTCAAATTCTACTTCTTGAGCGCCTTCTTCCGTTTCGAGATTTTCTTCTGGTAGCATGGTCTTTCTCCATGTTTGATTTAATTTTACTTAAACAGCTAAGATGTCAGATGGGTCTAAAATAGTTGCAATGACTTCATCGTCATTGATAAGTCGTACTTCAGCACCGTCTTCTAATTTGAAGCGAGCGCCTGCATAACGTCCTATAAGTACCCAATCTTTCTCTTGACACCAATGGCTGTCACCATGTTTCTCTCTATTGTTATAGCACAGGGGTCCTTTTTTCAGAACGTAAGCAACGACTGTTGCTAAAGTTTCCCGAGATACCGTCTCTTGAACGAGATGGATACCACCCGATGAAACTCCCTTCCCTGCATAGGGTAAAACCAATATACGCCAACCGGCTGGGGTTGGCATTCTTTCTAATAAATCTTTATCTAATAATGTAGGGTCTAAATAACGTTCTTCTTCTTTAACGTAAGCATTGTCTACTATAGACTCTTGTTCTTGCTGTTCTTTTACCTCTGCTTCCTGCGTTTCGGCAATATGATTAGGAACTAATACTTTACTCATCTACATCCTCTGTTGCTTTTCCAATTATATTTTGAAATTCACTTTCAAAATAATCCAATACTTCTACTTGTCCGCGTAAATTCTGGTAATGTTCCATGTTCTTAACTCCACCCGCTATCATAATCTGAGCAAGCTGTTCTCTCTTTTCACGGATTAGTTTATAAACTTTATCCGTGAGCCACAAGGGGTCCACTAAAAAATGCCTTCAAACTTGGTACCGTAAGAAGCTTCTCCTCCGCCACGACTTTTACCTTTGCCCATACCGGGGTTAGGTTTTGTACTGGCTTTAAAAGATTTCTTAGTCACTAATGGACCCAAGCCTTTATTGGCATAAGGTATTTTATTGCGCGTGACTTTTGGCGTCTTTTGCTTGCTAATAGCAACGGTTCCAGACACTTCGGCAATAGTAGGTCCTGCTCCAAAAGCGGGTCCTTTCTTTCCTGATTTTAAAGTTTTACCTTTCATTTTTTCTCCTTTGAATAAAGTAGTTTAACCATTCTCTTGGCACTTGCTGCGCTTTTTGCCCACGCATGATGCTTCCATTTGCCACTGCTCTTTTTCTGCACTTCTCGTCCTTTCGATCGCCATGGCATTATTGTTTTCTCATATCGTCTTCATGGAACCGCTCGGTCTGTTTTAACCGATCCTGAGCCGTTTCATCACGTATTAGAGCAATCTTTTCTTGTAAGTTCAAGCGGTCCTCATCAATGTCTATATCTTTCTCCATTTCTGCCCACTCACGTTCTTCGCGTTGTTGGAACTCCTGTCCGCGTTGTTGCAATTCCTGACCGCGTAATGCCAATTCCTGTTTACGTATTCTAACGAGTGGGTCTTCGTCCGCATCAGGATTCAGCGTCGCCATAAATTCAGCAACCAATTGCGCACAAATAGGCGCTGAGAATTGCGCCAGAATATCCGCTGCCTGTTGATGTAATGGCGCTGCCTGCTCTGGAGTCGCTTGCTGTGCTTGCTGTTGTATTTGTTGGTATTGCTGACGTACTTCCGGTGGCATCTGTTCCTCTGCCATCTTATTGGCTTTCATTTGCAAATGTCCAAAGATATGTGCTTGCACCGTAGCCTGAATAGCCACGTTGGTTTGCGCTACCGTATCTTCCAGTAACAATCGGTGCGTATCAACGTGCGCATCGTGATTCTGTTGTGGAAATGCTTGTGCTGGTTGCCCAGACACCAATGCGGCATTTTCAGCACAAGCTTCTACGGGACGAGGAGTGTTATCTGGGGGCGGTTGCAATAATTGTTCTATGTTGTCTACACCCAAGGCTGCGTACATACGACGATAAGCTTCATAAGTACCGCCAACTCCATGCACCTCTGGATCGCTCTTAACCATTTGCAACATTTCCTGTGCCATCATAATACGCTGACTGGTAGAGAAAATGTCCGGATTGGAAACGGGGATGATGTCCACGCGGTCATCAAAATCCGCTTGCTTGATCATCTGCTGTCCGCCACTGGTGGCGTAGGGATACTCAGGCGGTAAATACTGGGCAAATATTTTTGCCAGTAAATTAAATTCTATTTTTTGCGCGTAATGTAGACGCTTATGGATAGCACTCATGACTTTAGTGCCACGCTCGAGAAGTGCTACCGTAGTGCCTACCGGAGCGGCTTGATTGCCGTCTCCTACATTGAGATCGGCTATGGAAGCAAAGCGTTTACCGCTCTCTACCAATATGCCCATCAATGACAATAGAGTTTGCGACGGTTCCTTAAATGGTAAGGGCATTAAAGCATCGCGCAAGCTACTGCCGGGTGCATCTACATCACGGAATTCACCGGGTTGGATGGGTTCCGCTTCATCGCGGATACGGATGCCTCTAGTCTTGAAGCCCGCCGGTAAATTAGCCAAAGTACCCGCATCAATCAATTGACGCAGGATCGAAGTGGAAGCTTTGGACAAGCCACCTATCATGTGCGTTAAGCCAAATCCATAGAACCCTAAGCCGGGCAAGAATTTGTAATGCACAAAATATTCAATCTTGTTTTTAAGGGGATCGGTGTTGTTCCAATTACGACGAATGGAAAGTAAATTATTGGAATTCAGATCGAGGGTTACAATGTAAGGTAATTTAATTCCCGTGGTTTCACCGGTATCGCTGATGTCTTCAAAACCCTCAATGTCCAAGTTGGTGTGGATTTCATACAGGGTGACTATATCGTCATCACCACTACCGTAATCGTTGGGCTCAACCCCTTGTAATTTATCTATTTCTTCTTTAATTTGTGAAGTGTCATAGACGTCACCGCCTTCTACTTTAACGGCGGAATAAAAACCACTGGCTTGTAACTTACGAATTTCATTGAGTGGCATCTTGACGCGATGGGTAACGCGGATACAGCTTTCCAGATCAGTGGCTTCGTAAGGCACGATTAAATCTTCAGCCGGAATAAATTGTGCGACCGCACGCCCCATGGTTTGGTCGTAATAAACTTTCTTAAATGCACTGCCGGATAAGGGTAAGTAAAATAATAATTGATCCAAGTCGGGATCGTACTCTTTCATGACGTGCAAGATTTCATAATTCATGTACTCACGTACTCGCTGTGCCTGTTCTTCTATAACAGAATCGTAAGCCCCTATGACTTGAGTCTTAACCGGACCGTTGGAAGGTAATAATTCTTTATACGCTTGCGCTTGGAACTGAGTAACGGCTTCTCCCAGCAGGGGATGAACTACGCCACTGGCACCCACAAACGGTTCTGATCTTTCGTCATCAAATTGCATCCCAAGATATTTGAGTCCGTCCACGTAAGTTTTTTCCCATTCACCGCGCGTACTCTTGTCTCTTTCCACGGCTCCGTATAAATCATTGTAAATACGCTGGGCTTCATTGTCGGAAATTAATTCCACTAGGTTAGAATTGAAACTGCTGTCTATAGGAGCAGCAGCGGCTTCGCCAATCAGGGCACTGCCGTCTTCCTGCATCTCCACGTTTTCGGGTTCTACGGCATCCAAAAAAGCGGATACCACTTGTTCTTCATTGGGGCTTCCCAATTCCAAGCCGCTTTGATCCACGGGTATCTGTGCCGGATCGGGGACTTGTCTTTCTGTTCTTCTTTCTGCCATTAATAATACGTCCTTACACGTTCCATGACGGGTTCATCTTCATAATCCGTATGCAATTCCAAGAACCCACCTTCACGAAATCTCATGATTGCCTGCGTCATACTATCACATAAATCGTCGTGTGCACCAAAGGGAAACGCTGCGCATTCCTCGATCATTTCTTCGGCAAACTGTTTTTTGGGTGCCCACACCATGCCGGCTTCAAACAGCGGCGCCACCGAGTGCATCCGCGTTACTTTATCCCTGCCTTTGCCGGGCGTGTAATTGACCACCGGAATACCCATGCGCCTGAGTTCGTGGGTGAGCGGCGTGCCGCTGGCTTTGGCTTCGATTAACACCATGTCCACTTCCCAGTATTTGTATTCTTCCATGGCGATGCGTTTCAATTCCGGAAAGTCCCATCTGCCCTTGCGGCAATCCATCAAAATAATCTGATCGGGTTCGTCTTCCTTGGGTCTAAAAATACCCCACGTGCTGATGGCAGAATAATCCGCCGATTCCTTTTTGGAAAAGGCGGTGTCGTAACTTTGAATAATGTATTCCACCGGCGGTATTTCTTTCTCCTTCCACTTACGCCACCATTCACGTTTGATGATCGCGCCTTCTTCCGCCGTCGGGTTCTGCAACCACTGCGCGTTCCATTTGCTGATTGGCAACGACGCCTTGATACGATTCAGTTCGTCACGCTTCCAGTATTCCGCCCACAGCAGTTTATCGGTATCGGGAAAAATCGCCGGGAATTCAATCACTTCCCACTGGTCCGCGTGCGGTTCTGCCATGCGTTCCAACATTTTTGCAGTCAAATCAATGGTACTCCAACGCGTCATCACGATCACAATGGCGCCGCCGGGTTGCAAACGTTGCCGCGGTCCGGAGGTGTACCACTCGTAACAGGCTTCTAGCATTGATGGAGAAAGAGCGTCTTGCTCTGAATGCGGGTCATCAATAACCAGTAAATCTGCTCCCCTTCCGGTAACCGCACCGCCGACACCGGCAGCGAAATACTCGCCGCCTTTATTGGTTTCCCATCTGCCCGCACTCTTGTTATCGGCTTTCAGTTTGACTCCGGGGAATAAGATTTCATATTCCTCACTGTCCATCAAGTTACGCACTTTCCTGCCAAAACGCACTGCCAGTTCACCGGTATGCGTGGTTTGCATGACTTTCATGTCGGGATTCTTGCCCATGATCCACGCCGGAAAATGAATGGAAGCAAATTCGCTTTTGGTGTGTCTGGGGGGCATGTTGACAATCAAACGCTTGAGTTTGCCGTCAGCCACTTCCTCCAGTTTTTTGGCAAAGATACGATGGTGTTCGCCTTGAATAAATCCATCCCAAACCTGATTAACAAAGCCGAGAAAAGAACCTTGAGCTATTTCTCGAGCTTTTAATTGCTCTAAACGTTGCTGTAATAAGAGTGTTTCTTTGAGTTCCGCTTCCGAGAATCTGGATAAATCATTCACACCACGTTGCCTTATCTTACGCGTAAGTCATTCTCAGTGGCACTGCCGCCCGCGTAACCGGATTCGTCATAAAAATCTTCAGACTGCACCAGTTTTTCAGCGGCGACGATAGCGATACGCTGTTCTTCGTCGGTGGGAATGTAACTTAAATCATGCACCATTTTACTGATAATCTCATATTCCATGTCATTCAAAACGCGATCGCCTACTTTGGCGAGCAAATCACCCAAACGGGTGATGGCTTGATTGCGTAGTTCCAACGATTGTTTGTTCTCCTCGCGCAGTTCTTCTGCCCGCGCCAAGGAATCTATACCGCCTGCGGGATTAAACTCGGAACCGGGTAAGCGGTAACGGGCACGTTCGTCTTCCGGCATGTATCCGGGCGGCTGTAGTAAACTCTCATTGAGAGGCATACCGGCACTGGCACCGTAAACCATGGCACTGGGGTTGTTCTGTACCATCATCTGAGCACCGGAAAGATTGCCGTTGTTACGCTCGATGGCGTCGGCTACGGTAAAGATTTCGCGTGCTTTGTCGGTAATTTCAGCCATGGTTTAATAACCGCCGGGGCTGTAGTGTTGCATGGGTGTGTTGCTAAGTTCGCTTAACTTCTTCAATCTTTCATTAATGTCGTTCCTGTTGACTGAAGGCATCATGGGCGACCTTAAGCCTACGTTTTGCCTCAGCAAATCGGCGCCGGTGAAACCGGGTTCACGCTCCTGCGCCCTAAGTGTATTAGGAGTAGCTTGTTGCATGGGAGAAACCGGTAATTGAGGCGGTATTATCTCACGCTCTATATTTTCCTGCGCTATATTCACGGGGAGAGTGGGGGGCAATGGCGCTCCCGGTCCTCTACCGCCGATGAACGGCGGAGGTCTTGGTTCTTTGCCCGGCATGGGTGGAAGAAGGGGCTGTTGCCCTATGGGTAAAGGTTGCGGTGAGGATGCAGGTGGGGGTTGAGTTAAATCCATACGTGCAAAACCAGCTTCTTCCCACGCACTACCGGGAGGGGGTTGGTATCCCGGATTCGGCGCATTATAAGTTTCGCCTGTTTCTTTGTTGACCCAAGGAACCATTACTTGAGAATACATTTTGGTTGGGTCTCCGGGCGTAAATCCGTATTGGTTACCTGTTGGGGCTTGTGGTCCCGGCGGAAGAGTAGGTGGGGTTGTAGCCCAATCTGGATAATCAGCCAAAAATTGATCTTGCGGAGAAATATATTCATTAACTGGTGCCGGCGAAGGAGTTAGTGGAGTTCCAGCCAAATCTGGATAATCCATTAAAAACTGTTCTTGCGGAGAAACATACTGGTTAGCTTGTGGCGCAGGCGGCGTAATGGTCGTTCCCGGCGGTCCAACGGTAGGGGGTGCTGAGGGCATCTCTGGTATAACGGGTCCTAATGATTCCAGATGCGGTGCTGCTGGCATCACCGGTGCGGTTGTCTCCATTGGGGTCATCTCCATTGGGAGAGATTTTACTAAAGCTTCTTGAGAAATTGCTGGAGCTTCGGGTGAAAAAATCATTGAAGGATCAAAAGGAGGAGGTAGTTCTTTTGAATAGTCTGGAGTTCCTTTGTAAGTTGTTAAATCAATCGGATCGGGCATCACCATTGCTTGCATTTGTCCCGGATATGACTTTGGCATTGGGGGTGAATACGATGGATTGCCGGTTATGGGGTCTGTAAAATACTGACCGCCGGGTTCGACACCGGGTGGTAAATCAGCTGGAGCTTCTTGAGGAGTAGGCTTACCCACTCTCGGGTCAACACCACCAAATCTGGCAAACGGATTAAACCCGCCACCACCAAATCTATTCATAAACGGATTAAAGCCACCACCAGATGTATTAAAGCCACCGCCGCCAAACTGATTCATAAATGGATTAAACTGACGTCTGCCACCGAAGCCACCAATACCGCCAAACATATTAGAAAAAGGGGATTGACCTCCACGTTGTTGTTGTGGGAAGCCGCCAAACATACCGCCTCTGCCTCTGCCTCTGCCTCTGCCTCTACG